CGGCTAGGACTAACCCTTACGCAGCTTAGGAGTAAACTATTTTGAGAGGCAATGCATTCCAACGAGGCCGTTCACCGCTGCAGAGATTTGCTCAAGGCTCGGACGAGCCGGTAGCAGAGATCAGCCAGCCATACCAGCCATCCAGCTCAATACCTAATGTTATTGGTGACGTAATCACCGACACAGTCTCTGGAATGTTCGGCCCCATCGGCGCGTCAGCCATTTCTCTTGGCGAGCAATACTTCACCGACCATACGATGGAGGAGCTTGAGGCGAACAACGCAGCTTACAATAAAGCCTTTAACTACAATCCCCGGACCGCCGGTGGCCAGGCCATCAACAAGGGCGCCATGGATCTTATGACCCAGGGCGTTACGGCTGGGATGGAAGCATACAGCGAAAACAAGGACAGCCTGGGCCCGATACCTGGCATGGTTGACTACGGGCTTGAGAAGTACAACGAGCTCGACCCTGAGACTCAGTTTGCTTTAGGCAATGTGCTAACTGTTGGCGAGGTTCTGCCTATTGGCAAAGCGGCCAGCATGGTCAAGCAAGGAGTGAAAGGCGCAGTAGACACCAGAAGGATAGGCCGTGCAGCTGATTTAGTGCCGGACGAAAGCGCTTACCTGCCCCTCCAGGATAGACTGGAAGAGATGGGAGCTCGGCAGCTGGCCGTCGATGATGTCCCGCCGGTTCCGGAAGTTGCTGTTGTATTGACAGATATTGACCACCGCCTAACACCAATGGCGCGTGGAGTTGCAGATAAGCGAATTGCCCTGGAGAAAGAGATGGCTCTGCTAGAGGCGGAGCGATCTGGCAAAAAGCCAAAGGCTGTCCAGAGTCGCGTTAAAATCGACGACCTGGCAAAAACATTTGATGAGGACCACCTCAACGTACATGGCAGAAAGCTAGACCCGACAGTGCCAGAGGACCAGTTAACAGCTGCGCGAATCATTGCCGCCGACATCGACGAACAGATGACGCAAGCAAACTCCGGCGCAGGATGGTATGATGCCGATGTTGAGAAGACTTTCCAGATGCTGGGCGAGATACCTGGCCTAGAAGCATTAAAGAATAATGAGACGAAAAGAATAATCTGGTCGGCTCTTGCTGCGCCTACATCAATTGGGCAGAAGGTTATAGGCAACACGAAGGCGGCTACGGCTGCCATGTTGACCTATGCGCGAACCGGAGAGATCCCAACCGTAGCGCCAGGCAAGGGAGCAGTGACCGAAGGCATACAGAATGCTGGGTGGGGCTTCAAGCAAAAGTCAGTAGAGCCTGGCATGAAAGTCATATCGAAGCTGCTCAGCAAGTACGGCGAAGAAGGTTTTGCAGACTGGTGGCTATCGCCTCACTCTCTAAAAGAGTTGACAGATATTAGGAAAGAGGCCGGGCTAGGCGGTGCGCCTACCGGGCTAAGTGGCGGCAAAGACAGCATCCACCTTGGAGCTATGATTCTTGGCGACAAGACAGGCCGCTTCTCTCTGAACATAAATGGATACGAGGGGACCACGAAAGACGTTTGGTATTCTCGTAGCTACAACCGCGCATTCGGTCAGATGTTTGGCGCGAACGATCCGAAGACTGGGTTGCCTGTAGTTCAGGGCGGGCCCAGGAATCAAACTGAACGCCGACAAATGGAAGCGTTCAACCAGCTGGTGCTGGACAATACTGCGTTAAAAGGATTATCAGAAGCCGATGCACAAGCGGTTCTGTGGTTCTATGAACAAGGTTTATATTCCCGTCTAGGCGTTAAATCACGCCCAGGCTCATTTAGTGAAGGTGTAGGAGAAGTATATGGGTCTCTCGGAGTACGACAGCCAGTTCGCGGAAGCGATGGCATTGAAATTGAAATTGAACCGCCAGGCGCGCTCGAAGACTTCCGAGGCATCAGCGGTCGCAAGCGAGCCATCCGTGCAAACAGACGGGCTGGCCTCGACGCGGGCACCGATAATGGCGGCGGTAATCTCTCGGAATCCGGGCCTTACCGAAGCGAAATTATCGAGAATGATGGACGAGATGGGCTTTTAAGCTTTTCCCCTGATCCAGCTACTCTAGGCAAATACCAGGCGGCAGGGCTCAACCTGCCGAACATCAACCAGGTAGACTCGCCATCCAACGCCGCAACTTATAATACCGACATGACAGAAGCCATGTCTGGCCATGAGTTCGGCCCTCAAGTAGAAATCAAGAGTGCAGAAGACCTTGCTCAGGCAAGTCTGTTCCGCACCACCGATGGCAGCGGCTTTGCCATCAAGCCTGACGGCGATATTGTCGCCGTATTCACTTCCGCAGGCGAGCCCAAAGGCGGCTCTTACTCAATGATCCAGGCAGCGGTCCAAGCGGGCGGCAAGAAGCTTGATGCATTCGATACCTATCTTCCAGACATTTACGAGTCAGCCGGATTCCGTCCAGTTGCCCGACTCCCGTGGAACGACGACTACGCCCCGGCAGGATGGGATAAGAAGACGTTCGTAGAGTTCAATAATGGCGAGCCAGATGTCGTTTTCTTTGTCCAAGATTCAAACTACTTTGGTGGCGCAAAAGATGTCCCCATCGTTAAAGACTACGACCAGGCTGTTTCTCTTCAGGACCAGGCGCTGCAAGCTCTGGCCAATCCAGTAGAAGGTTTTGCTGCAGGCGGAATGGTTCGTCAAGAATACAACGCCGACCGCATCAACCAGATTGCTATGGATATTCAGGGTTACGCTGGAGGAGGCTTGATAGATAAAGCCATTCAGAAAGGCGCCGAGGCATTAGGCTTTGGCCATGACCGACAGCTTGCTATTAGCCAGGAAGCCGTGGACCTTACCAACGAAATGGTAGACGCCGGGCTGATCGAAGAGCGCTACAGAGTTGAGCTCTTGGTTCCCAAGTCTGGCGAAGAACAGACCAGGCAGAACGCTGGCATCAGAGGCGATGAAGAGGTATTCAACGCCGTAAACCACGCGCTATTCTCCTATGATGCAGGGCAGAGCAAGATTGCTTCCATTGCCAGCCAGGCAAAAGAAATGTACCAGGGCGTAAAGAAGAAGCTGAAAGGCGGCGACCCTAAGTCTGAGTACCTTGATTACTTTAACAACAAGTTCGGCTTTAACCTGGCAGAGCAGGGGTTGGATCGTAATCAAGCCAAGAACGCTATTATGGATAGCATTGGAAACATAGACCAGAAAGGCGTTAGAGGCCGACTAACTCGTGGCGAAGAGCTGGTAGGTGGTGAGGTCTTGGTGACCAACGCTGAAGACATAGACTATGCATTTGCTGAAGGCGGAGCAGTTAACGCTAAATATGACGCAGATAAGATAAATAAAATTGCACAGGGTATAATGTCTGAGAACTTTGCCGAAGGCGGTCCAGTGATTTATAACGCTAGCAGGATTAATGAAATCGCCAACCGAATACTAGAGGAGTTGTAACGTGGCTGAAGAAAACGAGATTGAAGTAGAAATAGAAGAAATCACAATGGTAGAGCTCCCAGAAGAAGACGAGCTGGAAGTTGAAGACACCGAAGACGGTGGAGCGATTGTTCTAATGGAAGAGATTTCCGTGAAGGAAGGCTCTGAGCACTTTGCGAACATCGTGGAAGAGGTGGACCAGCGCCTACTGAAGACCACTATCGACGACTTGATGACCAAGATTGAGCGCGACAAAGAGGCTCGCCAGAAGCGCGACCTTCAGTACGAAGAAGGCTTACGCCGCACCGGCCTGGGCGATGACGCACCAGGTGGAGCCACGTTCCAGGGAGCCAACAAGGTTGTGCATCCCATGCTGGTCGAGGCGTGTGTTGACTTCTCCGCACGTTTTATTAAGGAAATCTTTCCGCCTACTGGCCCCGTTAAGTCCAAGATCATAGGCGAAGCAGATAAGGCTAAGGTCGGCAAGGCCCAGCGCAAGACTGAATTCATGAACTGGCAGACCACCGAACAGATGGTCGAGTTCCGCTCCGAGCTAGAACAGCTCAGCACGCAGCTGCCACTAGGTGGCGGTCAGTACATGAAGTTCATGTGGAACGCTCGATTCATGCGCCCTGTGTCTGAGTTCGTACCTATTGACGACATCTACTTACCATTCTCTGCCACTAACTTCTACACCGCAGAGCGAAAAACTCACGTTCAGTACGTGACTCAAATGGAGTACGAGAAGCGTGTCGAGGCGGGCATGTACGCAGATATTGACCTGCCTATTGCCAATGAGCCAGAGTTTAGCGCAGCTGAGCGTGCCAACGAGAAAATCGAAGGCAAGCAAAACACCAGCTACAACGAAGACGGTCTGCGGACCATCTTTGAGATCTACACGTTCATGGACTTTGAAGATGGCGAAGGCTTGGCCCCGTACATCTTGAGCGTGGACAAGTCATCTGATAAAGCCCTGGCGATCTACCGCAACTGGGAAGAAGAAGACACCAGGAAGAATGAGCTGCATTGGATTGTAGAGTTCCCATTCGTACCATGGCGTGGCGCGTACCCAATCGGCCTGACTCATATGATCGGCGGATTGAGCGGCGCAGCGACTGGCGCATTACGAGCCCTACTAGACTCGGCTTACATCCAGAACGTACCGACACTACTGAAGCTGAAGGGCGGACCAAACGGTCAGACTCTGAATGTTCAGCCGACTGAGATCGTTGAGATGGAAGGCGGCGCGTTGATCGATGACGTTCGTAAGCTGGCTATGCCGCTGCCGTTCGCCGGTCCAAGCCCGACTTTGTTCCAGCTGCTAGGCTTCCTAGTTGATGCAGGCAAGGGCGTGGTTCAGACTTCCTTTGAGAAGTTTAACGACCAGAATCCTAATGCCCCGGTGGGCACCACGATGGCTATCATCGAGCAGGGCATGGTTGTGTTTAGCTCAATCCATTCTCGCTTGCATGCCTCGATGGCTCGCAGCTTTAATATCCTGCACCGCATCAACAGCATGTACTACACGCAGGAAGAGCTCGATGCCCTGGACGCGGGATTAGAGATCACTGCAGAAGACTTCGATGGCCCATCTGATGTTGTACCGATCAGCAACCCGGCGATCTTTAGTGAGGCTCAGCGCTTCGCACAGATCCAGGCGATCATGGCGCGTGCTGAAAAAATGCCGCAAATGTACGACCAAAAAGCTGTCGAGGAAATGTTCCTACGGACGCTAAAGGTTCCCGCTTCAGAAGTATTGAAGCCGCTACCAGGATCAGAAGACCGAGATCCAGTAAGCGAAAACGTGGCAGCTGCAATGAACCAGGGCATCTATGTGCTCCCTCAACAGGATCACCTGGCTCACCTGCAGGTTCACTTACCGTTCTTAAAGTCGCCAATGTTTGGGTCTAGCCCTGGCATCATGAGCACGTTCTTTTATCCAATGGCCATGCACATGCGTGACCATCTATTGAACTACTACCTGGTGGAGTCGCATAACGCCATCGACGAGGCGCAGAGTCAAGAACTGATCCCGGAAGAAGCAGAGCAGCAGGTTGATGTAATCCTCAAGGTTCAGCAGTTTATTGAAGGACAGCTAGGTGGATTCGCTGAAGAACTGGTTCAGATTAATCAACAAGCAGAACAATTCAAGCCTGAAAACCAGCCGCAACAGCCAGGTGATGCAATGAAGATTGCAGAGCTTAGCGCGCAGATTAAGCAGGGCGAGCTTCAGCAGCGCACCGAGCGTGATGGCGCCAGGCTACAACTGGACAACGCCAAAATGCAGGCGGCTAATGAGATTGCACAGCTTAAAATGCAGCAGAGCGCCGAGATGGAGCGCGCCAAGCTGGCAGCCAAAGAAGCGGACCGTGACGAAAGGGCAGAAATTGCCGGGCTTCGTGAAATGTCTGCAACAGAGCGCAATAACATCAGTGAGATGTCTGAGACGGATCGCCTCAATACTCGTGAAGCAGGCGAGAATAAGCGTAAGGCAGAAGACTTGGCAGCACGAGAGCGCATTAACAGCGCAGATAACATGACCGCCAAAGAATTGGCAGCTATGGAAATGGAGTCTGGTGAAAAGACTTCATACACTAGCGGGAAGGGAATTGATCCATAATGGCATTTCTACAGAGCAACATACCGTATTTTAAATGTTGGGTTAGAAAGGAATACACGCATAATCATGAGAAGTTTCATGGGGAGTTTATTCACGCGATGGCGGTTGCGGTCACGACAATGCCGTCAAGATGCCTAAGCTTTCAGGTTATATTTACCGGGGCGGAAACATATGACAATGACGATCAAAATGTTCACGGCGGGGCAATGTGGGCAAGAATGCCCATAACCGCTTTGGTAGCAGACGAACCGTTTGAGGCGTGGCCAGCGCCTATGCTTGTGCATGACGCTCAGCCATGGGACTGCTCTTCTCGGACTCACAGTGTTTACAAGCTAGACAGGTGCTCGCCCTCACCATGGCTCGCTAAAATAAACGGGAAGATGTATCCCGCTAAGTATTACTTTACTGTTGACTACACGGATTCAGAAATAGCAGATGACCCTGCTCAGCATAAGCAATCTCATGTGCTGGAGCTTCTGGACGCAGGAGAGTGGACAGGTAATATTGTAGCTCTGCCAAATAATCGAGTAAGAGTTACGGCTCCAGCTTGGTTTGAAAGCGGAGAAGGAGCCCCAGAGTTTCGTCCATCTCAGCACACGCATCACAGCAAGTCTGATTTGGATTACACCCTGGACGTTAATCAAGTTTTTAATAATTTATATGCAGAGGAAGACTCAGATGAAAAAAATGAAGACTAAAGGCTACTCCAAAGGCGGCAAGATGAAAACTAAAGGCTACGCAAAAGGTGGCCAAGTAAACATGGACTCAGACCAAGTATCTCAGCACAAGCGCATGGCCGCTGGGCATGCTGTTAACCAAGGCTCTAGTAAAGCGCCTAAGTGAACATCGATTCAAAACTACTGAATCTTCTCAAGGCTAATCAGGCAGAGTTTGCGCTTGAAGCTTTGAAGAAGCCTCATAAAAGCGATGCCTTCGAGTACGGGTTTCGCGTTGGAATGGTTGCTGGATATGAAGCATCCATCAATGTGCTCTTAAACTTACTAGACGAGGAACGAAATAATGACGACGACCTATGAGGACGCAATCGCGGAGGCTTTTCCAACTGTTTGTCCTGGAATTCAGCCTTTCGGTAGCCGCGTTCTGGTTCAAATACGCACCGCTAAGAACAAAACAGCGGGTGGAATAATACTCACTAACGATACCACTGA